AACTGTTTCAGTTAATTTAGACATACCAATTCCAAACAATACATTATTAAATTGACCAGGATGATCTTGTAGTGTATTGATTCCCATAAAACCATTTAATATTTGACCGACAGATTGACCAAGCGCCGAAGAATTAAATGCGTTATATTCGCCAGAGATAGTTGGCGCATTCTCTGTAAACTGATTTGTCGATAATCTCTGATTTAATGTAGAGAGATAACTATTAGTTTTTGTAAATGTAACCATGATTAACTTCCTTCAACTATTTGCAATACTCTATAGCCTTCTTGTATTCTCTGACTAGTATGCAGTCCTGAACTTCTCTCATACTGTCTATCAAAAATAGTCGCAGCTAAATCTACACTGCTAGCTTGTTTTAAATTAGAATTAGCATTTACGTTTAAGCTTCCGCTCTCACTGTCAGCATTATTTAATTCATGTACAACAAAACCTAGCTGATCTTCAAATGTAGCCTCATTCCAAGACTTACCTGACCACTGCTCATATATTCTTCTACGTCCCGGTCCCCATTGTGCTAGACCACGAGAATGTTGTCCTGGTCCCTGATCGTTACGATTTATAGCATTAATATTTAATTCTTGGTTTTTATAACGTGATTCTACCATCAAATTTCCTACAATACCTGCAGCCTGTTCTCTTGAATAACCTTGATTTCGAAAATACTCATATGCTTGTGTAATTCTTTCTTGATTAGATCCTAATACTGGTAAATTATTAACTATTTCTACAGCGCCATCAGTTCTACCGCCAGGACTTTGACCAGCTTCTTGACCTTGCGATCCTTGATTCCATTGTGCTGAATTTAGCTGCTGTTCAGATGGTACTTCTATTTTAGGCATCGCACCAAGTACACAAGGAGCTTGAGAAGATTTACCATCTAAAAATATTCCAAAGACTTGCGATCCAGGAATTAATTGTGGTGTAAATCCTATGCCAGATGTGCCACCTATGTTGGGCTGCAATACAGTGGCCCATGGAAGTGCTCCAGTAGGAATTTGTAAATTATCTCTAGAATGTATACCAAAGATTCTAACTTGTGCACGTCCAAGCTGTAATGGATCTAATACATTAACAACAATGCCAATCCACCATCTAACATTATCTCCATAAAAAGTCATCATTGCGGTCCAGCTCCTGCATCAAGATTCATTGTAGGTGGAGCTGAGTATACAGAAGTATTACCTTTAAAGTTTGATAATTTTACTAGATCCATTTTACACATATATTGATCTTGAGTAAAACTATGAACTGAAGCATAAATTAAATAATCACCCGATCTTCTTCTATCTATTGGTTCATTATCGCTTTGTGTTATATCTCCAAGAGATATGAATGATATAACACGACCGATTGTTTTATTGCCATCATTTCCCTGAGGCATACAATGTAAACCAGGAACAGTAATTGAAATACTTTCTTGTCCTAGTAATCCTCTTATTGATTTTTGAACTGCTTTTGAACCATGCGCTGCAGTATTATACTCTTCATATGGATTTTTTTGATCATAGTATAATAATGATGGAGCTAGTAAGTTAACTCTTTTTGTTTGATATTCACTTAAACGTTTAGCTCCAAAAAATGTTTGAGTATCTGCAATCGGATGTGCTTCAGGACCTAAGATATTTTGAAATACTTTATTCATATCAAAATTAAAATTATATTCTAATGCATGAGTCGGATCTACAAACTCATATGTTGCACCTAAGTTACCAGCTAAAAGCATTTGAAGAGTATTATCATTATTACTACTAGTCATTTCACTTGCTATTCTGGTTATATCTACATTGATATTAGCATTTTGTGTAATATATGATGAATAAAAATACGGTTCTTGTATATTCACAGGCGCGCTTCTTATCATGTCAAACAAGTCATAAAATCTTAAATCATTATCTGCTAAAGCTGCATAACAATAAAATGGCATACCTGTTAAACCAGTTGCTCTTGTTTTAATAAATTCTATTCCTTCAAATATATTTACATTTGGTGCAATATATCGAAATGCTGCTTGTAATTCACGATCCCTAAGACTATTTTCTTTAAGTTTTTTATCATTTGTATACACATCTTTTAACATATCACTAATAATAAAGCCAGGCTTACCTTCATATGCTTTATTCAATATTTGCAGCGTTCCGGTAAATCCATCATATTCGATTAGTTCTAAACTTATGACATCATCAGTATCTGTAGATGGAACTATGTCTGCTACGCTTCTAACGATAAATGTTTTTTCTATTATATCTGTAGTTTGATATAATCCTAGTTTTATTTTTACACGTTCGGTACCTTTGAAATCCATAATTTCTAATACACGACTTGTATCTGCAAAAGTTAAATTAGCAGTTAAATATGGTTTTTCTATATTTTCGTATATGTTAAGATTTACAAGAGCTTTAGTTATATCAACGCGATGTTGGTTTCTATCTGTGAATAACCCAACCTGATATAACTTATACTCTTTTGGATCCTTAGGTACGTATTCAGACATTTCTTATAACTTCCTGAAACTCTCTTGAAATGCTTTCTACTTGATCTCGCTTTAATACTTTTATTTGTTTTAAGAGATCATTTTGTTGTGCGTAGTATTCATATTGAGTAACAGGCGTATAGAGAGTCGGTCTATCGTCATATGGATTTATATCCCAATGTTTAGAATCACCATCAATATAATATCTTGTAGAATTAGGTTCATCTACTGCACTAATCAATTGTATAGACTGCACTTCATCTTCAACTTGTGAAGTCACAGTTTCATTTGAAATAAATGTATGTGTACCACTAATAACAATTTGACCAAGATCTAAATTTCTATGAAGAATGGTTCCTGTCGTACCTGATGAAGATCCTCGTACAGTTTGACCTACTTTAAATATACCGGTTAATTCATCTTTTGTTTCAAGTACTGTATTCGGATGACGCTTATTAATTAATTTTACAAGCTCAGTATATGATAGTGGCCAACCTTGTTCACGAATATGATCATTTAGTAGATAAAACGTCCAATAATATTTCATGTCTCCATACAAATATTGAGATACCTGATCTGCTCTATCTCCTTCTTGAATATAATAATATCCATAAAAAGAAGTATTATCTTTTAGGTGATCAATTACATCAACATATGCAGTTATATTTTGAAATGCTACTGCAGGAAGATTAGATCCAAACGAATAACCTTGGATCGGAAAATTTCTAAAATAATTACTCATTAGAACGGTCCTGACTTATCATAATCATAATAAGGTCCACTACCACCCTTAAGCGGATTGCCCATAGGCGCACCACCTGGCTCCGGAGAATTCGGTGGATTAGCTGGTCCCCACGTTGCATTTGCAATACCTGATGCTTGTTCATATTGAGATTGAATCCAATTTGGAGAATTTTCTGCACTACCTCTAATAAACTCACGAGTTTTAGGTGCATTATATATTGGATATCCTTTAGAAATTGAAGATGCAGGTCTAGGTCCAGTTCCAGGAGGTCCATTATTTGGAAATGTTCGATTAATAACTTCTGGAGTAACCTCATCTGGATTATCTAACTCATTAAAGCCGTTTCGAATATCTTCTGCACTGAGTGTTCTGTATTCTCTAAAGTTTAATGTAAGATCAATTTCTTGAAATTCGCCATCATAATAAAAAGACATATTACTTGGATTATAATTAGTAGTCATGTTAACTAAGTGAGCAGGTAAGTATTGAGTTACAAGATCAGTATTTATTCCGTATTTCATACGAATTAACATTTTATTTGGAAACTTATATGCAAGTTTAATTCCACCCGCTGCTTCAATAGACTCTGGATAAAGCTGCATTCTAAACCAATCGACTATACCTCTCACTTCTTGTGCTTCTGCCTGAGATCTTGGTACAAACTTAAATGCAAAAGAATGTTCTCTTAAATTAACAGATCGAAAGACGGCACGTATATTTGGATTCAATGTAGTCTGTAATGCAGTGTTAACAATATTTTGGCCTCTACCTGAAATACTTGAAACGCCGGCAATTACTGCACGAGCTACGTCTTCGCTTTTCATTTCCGCTACTATTCTATTTACACTGCCTAAAGCAAATGTATTTTTTGCAATATCTGCTAAAGTAGTTTCACCACCTCCTGCTGTAGCATCTACTATACCAGCGCCACGTACACCTAATTCTGCGTTTTCAAAGTTTACGCCATCTTGTACTTGAATTGCAGGAGGTAAATAAAGTTTTACAGTATCACCTTTAAATCTTTTAGCTCCACTTATTCTAGCCGTAACCGAGTCTGTTAAATTTTGAAGTGAATTAGTAAAAGAAGCATCACTCATTTCTGAAGAAAATGCACTAGTATCGATTGAAGGCGGTTCTTCTATAATAGTTGTAAAGTATACTCTCGCCTTATAATCGTTCTGATCTTTGAGAGGAAACTTGTATATAGGAGCTGCGATTGAAGCTGAATTAAACATGTTTTTTTCCAATAAATAGAAGAAAGTTAAGACTATTTATATGGCTTATTCAGGAAAATACAAAGTTAAACATCCAAAGAAGTACGCAGGAGATCACACTACAGTTATATTTAGGTCAATGTGGGAAAGACATTGCTTCAAATGGTGTGATGAAAATCCTAAAGTAAAATCTTGGTCAAGCGAAGAAGTAGTTGTACCATACTATTATGATGGCGACAAACGTTATCACAGGTATTTTCCTGATCTTAAAATTGTAATGGAGAAGAAAACACTACTTGTTGAGATTAAACCTGACAAAGAAACTAAACCACCTACTGGTCAAAAGCGAACAAAGAAATATATTAATGAAGCATTTACGTATGTAAAGAATATGAATAAGTGGGAAGCTGCAGATGAGTTTGCAAAGTCAAGAGGCTGGGAGTTTCAGGTCTGGACTGAAAAGACATTACAAGAAATGAAGATTATGCCAAAATATATTAAGCCACTAAAACCTCTTGGGCCTGTGAGAAAAAAGAAGAAATAGTATATAAATAGTGGCATGAGTAATATATTTCAGAAGCTAGAGTTCGAAGCATTTCGAGCAGGCATTACACCTAGATCAAAAGAATCTATGAACTGGTTTCGCCAGAAAGCTCAGGCTATGGGTAAAGTAAATCGTTCCGCGTTGATGAAAGAAGATCCGGTTGAACTAAAAAGTCGTGGTATTGCAGGAAATATGTACATGTATTTCTATGATCCCAAGACAAAAGAAAAGCTACCGTATTATGATAGCTTTCCATTAGTGGTTGTTGTAGGTCCTGCACCTGGCGGATTTGCTGGATTAAATTTACATTATCTTCCACCAACATTAAGAGCAAAGTTACTTGATGCGTTGATGGATATCGCAAGTAATAAAAAGTTTGATGAGTCGACTAAATTTCAGGTGACATATAATACTCTGAAACGCACAGCATCGCTAAAACATTTTAAGCCATGCTATAAACACTATTTAAATTCTAATGTACGAAGCAGATTTGCATACGTTCCTCCTCCTGAATGGGAGATCGCAACGTTCTTACCAACCGCTGATTTTCAAAAAGCCGGTAAATCTAAAGTATATAAAGATTCTAGGAGTATGATTTAATGCCAGTATCAGTTGATGACTTAAAAAGTGCAGTACGTAGTGGTCCAGCTCGGGCTAATATGTTTCAGGTTGTCATGCCGACTTTACCTGGACTGGTAGGAAATACATCTGAATTAAATCTTTTATGTAGAGATATTCAGTTACCTGGTCGTCAAGTACTTTCAAACGAACGTACGATCGGTATGAAACAAGTTAAAGTAGCATATGGTTATGCACAAGATGATATAAGCATGACATTCCTTGTTACAAATGATTATGGAGTAAAAAGATATTTTGAGCATTGGCAAGAATTAGCTGCTAATACTCTTACAAAAGAATTAAATTATCCTACTACATACTGTCATGATGTAACTATACATCAGTTAAAACATGGCCAAGGATTTGACATACCAGGAGTATTCGACCAAAGTTTTTCTTTTGGTCCTTTTAATTTCAATCTTGATTTAGATCTCTATACTAACGAATCAAAGATATATAGTGTTAAGCTAGTAGACGCGTTTTGTACGACGCTAAATGCAATACAATTAAACAATGATCCAAATGGATTAGTTGAACTGAACGTCCAATTATCGTACAAAGATTGGTACGCAATTTAAGCTAATGAGGTTATATAATGGCTTTACCAAAAATAAACGCGGCACCTAAATACGAAGCAGTAGTGCCGTCAACGAAACAAACTGTGAGATTTAGACCTTATCTTGTAAAAGAAGAAAAGGTTTTAATGATGGCGATGGAAACGCAAGATAATAAACAGGCCATGGCCGCCGTAGTTGATACTATAGAATCTTGTGTGTCAGAGCCAATTGATAAAAATAAATTAACAACATTTGACGTAGAATATCTGTTCACAAGAATTAGAGCTAAGTCAGTTGGTGAAACAGTTAAGACTGGTTTGAAATGTGAAAACTGTGAACATCCGAATGAAATGGTGATTCCAATTGAAGAAATTAAAATTGAAGTTCCAGATATTGATAGTAAAATTGAAATTGCTGACAATATAAATCTAGTTTTACGATGGCCAAGATATAACGATGTTACAGATTTAAGTGATTTTAAAAGTCAAACTGAAATGACATTTGCTATGATCGAACGATGTATTGAATCAGTTGAAACTGCAGAAGAAAAAATTATGTTTAAAGATGAATCTGCAGCTGATAAACAAGCTTTTATTGAATCACTATCTGGTGATCAATTTACTAAGCTAAAAGAATTTATGGAAGCAATGCCACAAATGAAACATACATTAGAATTTAAGTGTGGAAAATGTGGACATGATAATAATGTTGAATTACAAGGTATGCAAGATTTTTTGTAGTATGCCTTTCTCACGAGTCCTTAGTTGGACACTATAAAACGAATTTTAGTTTGATGCAACATCATCACTATTCGTTAAGTGAAATAGAAAACATGATGCCGTGGGAAAGGGAGATTTACTTAACATTATTGATAGAACATATTAGAGAAGAAAACGATAAAGCTAAACAACAACAAAGCAAATTAGGTAGAACGTAATGTCAGCAACATTAGACGACGTAGTCAAAACCCTCCGCGCACAAAGTGATAAGCAGGATGATACAACTTCTGCTATCAGTGCTTTGACTTCTGTTTTTAGGAAAAAGTTTCTAAAAGACGACCGCGGTGCACCGGACAGACTCGAAGCTGAACGTGAAGCCAAAAAAGCAGGCTCTGGTGATTTTGATCTGAGCAAGATAATGGCATTTCCAGGATTAGGTGATTTAACTAGTGGTGTCAATTCGCTGGTTATGATGGCTGGGAACCTTGCTAGAATGGTTGCCGGACTTACTACCGCTGTTGCAGGAGTTCTTCTTGCCTTTGAAGGAATTAGAGGATGGGAACTTGAAGCTATTAAAAACATAAAATCTATAGGAACAAGATTAAGAGGATTATTTCCTGTAGCTATTGCTACAAGAATCGGCGATGCTATGGATCTTCTAAGAGTAAGCGTTGCTAATTTTTTTGGCATAGATCCAATGAATGGAAAACTTTTAGCAAATGGTTCTAGAATTGGGCCAAAAGGATTTATTCCTAAGGTAGCATATGCAAAAGGTTTTACTCAAATAATAGGTGAAGCCTTTGATTTACTTAGATCAAGCATCTTGACAAAATTTGGTATTGATCCAGCAACCGGTAAAATGCTTAAATTAACAGGAGACGCTGCTGAAGATGCATCACCCATAGCAAGAGTAATTGGTAGAGTTGGAATACAAATAAACAGTTTGTTTAGGCCGATACGAAATGCGACAAGTGCCTTGGGAGATTTCTTTAAAGGCGACATATTTAAAGGCATCTCAAAATTTGTTGGTGCAGGCGGTAGATTAATTCTTGCTGTGTTCAAAAAAGTATTCTACCCAATTGGTCTTGTGTTTTCTGCATTCGATGGAATCAAAGCATTCATGGAAAGTGATGCACAAACTATAATCGGCGATTTAGGAAAAGGTATTGGAGCCTTTGTTGGTGACTTCATTGGTGCACCATTTGATCTTTTAAAAGCAGGTATCATTCATATCTTTAACAAAATAGTTGGTGTAGAGACAGATGCTAACGGAAAGGTGACTACTGAAGGCTGGAGAGGCTGGGCGTCTGAAGCAATGACAAAATTTAGTTTTGAAAAACTAATTGGAAATATAGTTGCTGCACCATTTAAAGTAATAGAAGCCGGATACTTATTTGTAAAAGATTTATTCACAAATCCAAAAGAGGCTTTTACAAATCTTTGGACAAACTTAACGGGTATTGCTCCAGGTGTTTTTAAATTTGGAGAATATATTTTTAATAACTTAATACTGCCAGCTTGGAATTTTGTTACAGGAATATTTAAACAAGATCCAAAAGAAGAGAATGAACTTGGAATGTCATTAGATAATGTTCTAACTGGTACAATTAATTTATTTAAAAATATAGGTCACTTTATCGGTGGCATAGGCGATGTTATAGCTACACAAGTAGAATTTGAAATTAAAGCAGTTATTAATGGCTTTAAAAATTCTTTTGATAGAGTAGCCACTTTTATTCGTAATCTTGGCGACAATCTCTATATTATGATGTCTAACGCATTACAGTTTAATTTTCCAGGAATAATATTGCAGAAACCTGCAAGAGGAGGTGATGCTTTAGAATTCTTTGGTATGGAATTTCCAATGACAATTATGCCGCCATTTAGCTTAGGCTTAGGTAATAGTGAAACTAGAGCAGCAGCTGAATCAAGAATTGATACTCGTAATGCAAAAATGTATAATAGGATTAGCTCTCGTAATAGTGAGACTGCAGACGCGTTTGCAGAAGTCGAAGCAGCTCGAGCAAATTTAATGCAAGGCTTACAACCTGTTATTATTAATCAAGATAATCGTCAAACAAATAATAGTTCTACTTCAGACCGTAGAACGTATGTAGCCACCGGTGCTGCCACCGATGGCTTTAGCTTAACACAAAGTGTTCAGTAATTAGTCAGCTTCTGCAAGCTTCGCAAAGTAACTAAGAGTATCGTCATCATCTTCGACTTTGACATTCTCAGCAGTTACTGGTGCACGCTGAGGTTCAGGTGCTGGTTCAGGATCATTCATCTGACGAGTCTGAGCAATAGTTGGTTCACCTGCATTTGCAAATTCACCTAGTACTGTCATCAGTTTTGTTTTCAACTCATCATATGTTTTGTAGTTAGCAGGATCTGTAAACTCAGACAGATCATACATTTGATCGTAAACCTTTTCGAGTTGCGCATCATCACCCTCTAGAAGAGATGTTTGTTTTGCGAACTCAGACTTATCATAGTTACGATAGCCTTCAACGTTACGGATCTTTAATTTAAAGTCCGCACCTTCCCACATATCAAATGGGTTGATTGCATCTTCGTCAGCAAATTCTGGTTGCATCATATCCATAATCTTGTCATGGATTTTCTTGCCAAACTGATACAAGAAGACTTTGCCTTCACGTTCAGGATTAGCAGGATCAGATACAACATAGACGTTAGTTACATAATGCAACCGACGCTTTTGTCGACGTGCAGCCTCTTTGTCTTCTTCGATACCAGTATTCCATAATCTAGAATTAAGTTCACCGACTGGATCGTTTTGACCGATTGATGTGAGAGATTTTTCGATATACCATTGACCAGTTGGTCCTTTAAAACCGTGGTCCCAGTATCGTGCCCAAGGTAGTTCGGCTCCTTCGCGGGCAGGAAGGAATCGTAGAATGGCGTAACCATTACCAGCTTGATCAACTGTGGGTTTCCACATACGTTCATCAGCATAAGATTTCTTTTCACCTCCACCACCGGTTGCTTCGGCAGCTTTGATTAATTTAGAAATCTGATCTTTGTTACGCTTTAGATTTGCAAAAGACATATTTTACCTCGTATTTGCTGAAATATTGACTGTATTAT